TTTGTATAATTCATTTGGCAATGGAACTGGCCCAGCAACAACAGGTTGTCCTAATTCAGGGTCAAACTCAATTACACCAGTACCAGCTCGTGACCATTCTTCTTCAAGTTGCTTTCTATTCATAGAGCCTCTAGGAATAAGTAGCTTTGTATTTGTAGAAGAAGATGCGTGAGCAATTATAAGAGAAGTAATTTTATTAATGTATTCTTGAATAGGTTTAATAAATCGCACATCACTCATTGGATATGGATTGCGATTATGTCTATTCATTACAGTTACAATTGGATATTCTCCAATATCCATTATGTGCATAGCAACTAAGACTCTACCGATTGATAATACTCGCTTAATCCTATCCACTAAAATATTATTGCAAACAATAATGCCTTGCTCCATAAGGTCTTTATAAGAAACTGGAGCTAATTTTGTCTCTGAGCCAGGAACTGCTTCTTCATGCTCTGGGCCAGCCATCATTTGAGGTTGTCCAGTTTGCATATCCATCATCATATGAAACACACCGCCAGTTTGTTCATATACTTGCATTAATTCTTGGACTTCGTATTTATCTGTTACAAAATTTGTTTGCCCTTGTGTTTCTACGACAATAGCTGGTTGAGCTATAAAGGCTTGATAATCTTCATCATCATGCACATACTCTTGTCCGTTTGTTGTATCTAAGCAATGCCAAAAAGGGAGTTTTACTTTTTCATACCTATCAATGATTTCATAGGTTCTTACATTTGTTACATCATCTGTAATTGGGCCAACTTGCTGGTCTTCATTCCCCTCTCGACTTGAGCCAGGATAACGCTCATTACTTGTTTGCGTCATATTAGAAAGCAATGTACCCTTGTCTTTGCCTACTGGTTTATTAACAGAGGGGTACATTGTTTTTATTTGGTCTTCTGTAAAAAGTCTAGCAACAATAACATTACTAGCATCTTTACAAAAAGGGTCTCTAGTAGAGGGGTCAATATATAAATCGAGAGGGTCAATACTTTTTACACAAACTTCTCCTCTTCCAAAATCCTTCATAGGGTCTACATATGCTTGTAATACCCCCATGCCTTTTACATAATAATCATCAATACATTGTTTTAACTCTGTATTTGCATTAGAAGTGTCCCAGATATAAGACATAACATCAGAAAAAATCCTACCAATCTTTGTATCACTATCATCACGACCTGTGGATTGAAACTTTGGTTTATTTGCAGTAAGTAAAGCTTTAGCTTGTTCAACTGCTGGGTGAATAACATTATCAACAATTGGCGATTGGGCTCTACTTTTTAATATGTTCTGTTGTTTAGTTGTCCATTGCGAATTATTTCGAAACTCGTCATCTTCAACAGCTTGTTTTGCCCACGACTGGCGATGTTCTTGGTAGTCGTCTAATAACTTTTCGGACTTTTGTACTTCTGGGTGAATTGGTGTAGGCATTCTGGAGGCGAAATTCCAAAATGGCTATAGGGAACCTCTACGTATTTATGCTATTAACCAATCTTTTGCTCTGTTTATGACTGATTTTTTTAAGGCATGAGCCTCGACCACTTCGTGGTGAGGCGAGTACGAATTTTTATTTGCGTAATATAGGCCGTCTAATAAATCATCGTGTTTGCCACGAGGAAACAAAGACAGCTCATCTTTTAAAGGTTGCATTGTATCTAATATATGTACTTTACCTCTGGAAAATATCGGCTGTAAGCTTTCTAATCGTCTAGACTTACTGTTTCTTGGATTTTCCCGAATATTAAGCCCAGGAATAAATATGTTTTCTTCTTCACTGCGCTTAATAACATATTCTCGTAACATTTCCTGATAACCAACACTTTCTATGCGAGTACGTTCCGAACGATATTTTTTATAATTTTTAACGATTGCCTCTGCTAAGTTTAAAGGAGTAGCCCTTTCTCTGTAATAAGGCAACGCATAACGATTACCGTCTTTATCAACTGCTATGTTAAAGATTACAGAGTAATCAGCAGTTTGTTTCGTACTGGACGCAGGGTCTACTCCTGTAAAAATATTAACAGGGACTTCTCTTTTTTGTGGGAACGTAAGGTCTAAAACAGCATTTCCATCTGCATCATGCCTTATTTCTCCTTTATAGTAATTTAAATCTTCTAATTTAAACAACTGGTCTTCATCACCTACAATTTCGCACATATACTCTCTGTAAAACACAGATAGCCTGTTAATTGAATCTAATTCTTCTTTTTTCTCTTTTAATTTTTTTATAGACCACCAATCTTCCCATAACGCATATCCTTTATCAAAATCAGGCTTATACGTTAAATTAAGCCAACCTTTCATATCTTTTAGCGTTTCGACTAAACACCGCTGGTGTTGCGGAGTGCCAACTATAATAATGCGACCTTTACGAGGGTCTAGTGAAGGTACGGCTGATTGTAGCAACCAACGTAAGTTGGACTCCATTGCTTCGGCTGTTTTAGTGTTATTTTCGTCTTCAGGGTCATCAACAATAATTAAGCTAGGGCGCTGGTTCCCGATTTTTATTCCTCGTAACTGTTGGCCTGTTCCCTTACATATTATCATTGAACCGTCTTTTAACTCTATTTCAGCTTTAGCCCAGCTTTTAGCAGAATGTTGACCCCAATAGCCGAACATTTCACGACACTGGTCGCTATAATCAAGTGTATCTTTAATTAAACCAAGTAATTTAACTGCATGGTCTTGCGTTCTCGATACAAGAACTATTAATTTTTTACCTTCTCCAAAAAATAAATGGTGCATAGGAAGAATACCGCCAACTATAGAACTTTTAGCATGCCCACGAGGCGCAACGATATTTATCTGCTTATTCTCAAGCTTCATAATATGACTAGCTAAATCATAGTGAAAATCAGGCGACTTAGCTGAAAACATATTAGGAATACATACTTTCCCAAACATCATCATGTCTTCCTTAAGCCGAAGCAGAATTTCTTTTTTCTTATCTTCTTCCATTAATAATCATTACCAACTAAATGCTGAATATCATCTTCATACGCATGAAGCCCCATATCAGACGCAACTGAAATCAAAACATTGCTAAATGACTCTAGTTTTTTTGCATCCTTCTCATTTGTTTCTACAACAAAATGCTTTGCAACATATCTTGGTGTTTCCATTTTTTCATCTTTTTCAAGAATTATCTTCATTTGTAACCTCTTTTGTGGTTTCTAACTTTAATTGACGAGTTTCTTCTGTAGCAATCTCGTCTAATATCTTTTTAGATACATCAATTTGAATTGTATCTGTTTGTTGTGTTTTAGAAGGCAACATATCCATTATTTTAATATATTGCTCTGCCCCACGTAGCATATTGCTAGGGTCAGCGTTATTTCGAGCAATTGTAATGGCTTCTGCAATTACATCAAGGACATCTCCCTGATTTAACTCTCTTTCATCTAAATATTCTTGTATTTGGGTATCTACCATACTTGATATCCTCTTTTGTTTAAATAATCTTTTTGCTGTTATCGCTGGTTTTGCTTGGTCTGGCCGATATGCATTGCCTACCATGTCCCAATCTATTTTTCCAGTGCCAAGCATCATATTAACATATAGCTTAACAGCGTTTTTTGTACGTTCTAAGCTTGCTTCTCGTTCAACCCATGTCCTAGTTCCAGTTTGAGAATATTGGCCAGTATCACGATGTGGTTCGTACAATAGTTTTGCATTATCATTTATCCACATCCTACCATATGGGACAACAACTTGGTTTGCTTTCTTATATTTGGCTCTTTTAAGGCATTCGGCTACATATCCATCATCCGAAAGCGCTAAATCCCCTGTTTTTGCCTGTTTCCAGTAGACATACGTAAGTTTACGCTCTTTTGCTTCCTGTTTGGTCATAACGGGGTAAGTTATTTCTTCCCAATTATTAATTTTTAATTTTCTTGATAGGAAGTCCATGTATTTTCTTTGGGAGTTTGTATTTATCCATAATTTCTTGCGAGACATCTAAGTTGTCCATGCATTCATTAAGGAATCGTTTAAAATAGTCTGCCCCTTGATACCGAGGCTTGGGGTAAATAACTTCTTCGTTGTGGCAAAACGTGACTAAAACCCACGCCAGCTCCTCAAATGTGATTTGATGCCCATTTACAAAGATAATTTTATCTTGTGGGTGCTTTTTGCCTGGAGCGATTTCTATCATACTACAGTATGTATATATATACAGCTGTTTTATCTACTGTATATATACCTACTGTAGTATATATACTGTAAAAAAACAACTTAACTAGGGTGAATGTCAAGGGAAATTTCAATCTTTTTTATTTTTTTCTAAAATATCGGCAATAACAAACGCTTTTCCACTGAGTATTAACTCTTTTGTTT